GGTGAAGGATCACCATCCTTTATTCAGTATAAAGGGATAAATTCTTTCTCCCTGGAGGGCAAAGCAAAAATTATTATTTCCCCTGACCAGAATCGGTTTACAGGTAAATTTACATTCGAGACAGGAGAAGATGCAGAAGAGTCTATTAAAAATATATCTGAATCTGCAAAAGAACAAGGGATAATAGGTGGTAAAGAAGCAATAGATAACCTTCAGATCGGTTCCCAAAACCTCATATCCAAGAAAATGATGTTAAAGTGGAATGAGAAGAATAAGGATATAGCTGTATGGGGACAGGATGCTGATGGAGTGTATTTGGATATAGCACATAACTTATTGTACAATATAATGGGAGGTGATCAAAAAGATATTTTTGATGGTTCAATAAGATTTAAAGCTAACACACAATATGTTTTCTCCGTCGAATGGAAAGTAAATATTACAAGTGCTTCTAATGGGATATATTTTATTGTTTACTACACAGATGGAAGTAAGCATGATATCACATTGAGCGGTTCTCAAACTACAAAAAAACGCGTTGATTATATAACAGAACCTAATAAAACTATAGACCGGATATCTTCGAGTTATGGAACGGCTGCCATCAAGACATTATTATATAATATCTCCCTAATCGAGGGTAACAAGCCATTACGGGGTTTTCCGGTAGCAGAAGAAGATCAGACAGGCTCTAGTAACGTGAATCTGGCAGATGGAACAAAAGGACCGTTTACAATAGAGGCTGGAGCTGATAGGTATGCATTTAAAAAGCTGTATATACCTAAAATAAAACCGAATACGGTTTATTATGTAAATGCCAAAAATATAGAAATCTTATACGGCAATATTGACAAGTGTGATTTTATTTTTTATAATAAATCTGTCAGTTCTTGGATAACGACTACTTATCATCATCTTTATGACAAAAATGGAGGTGTTCTAATTACCAAAAATGATTTTGAAGCTCAGGAAGGCTATTTACTTTGTTATGCCGGAGAAGCGGGAGCAACAGCTGGGAATTCGGTTCGTTTTACAGAAGTAATGCTAGTGGAAGGCTTCTTTCCTGCTCAAGTATGGGCTCCTTCTTTCACAGAACAACAGACCGGTATAGACGCTGCAAATAGTGCCGCCAATGCAGCTCAGAATGCAGTAATGCAAGTAACCAAATCTCTTACAGAACTTACTGCAGAAAATGGTCAAATTAAGGCTAGTGTCAAAGAAGTATCCCAGAAAGTGGATACTGTAAAAACCGATGCAGAAGAATTTACCTTAAATAATAAAGGAAACGGAAACAATGTTGCTACAGCAATCACAGAAAGTTTTCGAATAGATGGAGGATATCATATTCTAAAATTAGGTGTAGGTAAAGCTGGAGATATATTTACACTATCCGTTGAAACGACAAAATTAGTATCTGCAGGCAGTCAAGCAGGTAAGCAAATGTTAATTTATACGGCAACGTCAACAGCCAGTACTTATGTTCTTGGACGTATAAATGCAACTTCATCAGTAAAACAAATCATAACATTCACCCTCCCTCAGAACATGAAAGATGATATTATGATTTGTGCAACAGAAGCATGGAGTGGAACAAACGACGTTACTAAGTTAAAGCTGGAATACGGAAATAAAACAACAGACTGGACTCCG